GAATCAAGCGTCCAAGACGTTATCACGGCTATCAATTCACTCTCTCCGTTGGTTGCCAACAAGGTCTTGGAATCCATGTCAGCCAACGAAATTAGGGCCTTGGTGTCCTTGCCTGCAAAGGCAGAGGGTTCGGGTCTTGCAGGAGCAACTGCAGCCGTAGAGGTCAGCCCTGAACCTACTGCACCGCAAGGCTTGGCATCAAACGACAACATCAAGAAGTTGTCAGGCCGTGAGTATCAAAACCTGATGCGAATCGTGCGTCAGTATATGCAGGACAAAATCACCTTGGAAATGGCTCGGACCATGTTGTCAGCGGGCTTCGGTTTGTCAGCCCAAGAGATTGACACGATGCTCGGAGTGCAGTCCCAAGAGTTCAGCGAACCTACTTGGGGCGAGGAAGACGACGAAGACTACGGATGGGGCGAAGAAGAATTTAAGGTCTTGGAGGTCGTTGCAAGCAAGTTCGGATGCCATGCAGACGATTACCACGTCATGCACTCCAAGCCGATGCGTTTTGATACAAACATCGACGAAAATATCCGTTTGGCCTTTGCCGAACTCGGCGAGGAAGAAAAGGAACTTGACCTGAAGATTGAAGCGTATCGCAAGAAGAACCGGGACGCATCGGTTGAAGAAATGGCCAAGGAGTTCGGGGTTAGCAAAGCGAAGGTCGCCAAGCGAGTTGCCTACCTAATCACAAAGGACCGCTACCCAATCAGCCGGGCGGTGGACAAGATTGCCGAGCAGAACCTTCCCAAGAATGTCAAGGAAGTTGCCGAGCCTGTACTGGAGGTCCGATACAAGTACGCATGGGCCACAGGGTTCAGCAACAAGGACAAAGGCTCCAGCCGTGAGTTCTGCAAGGTCATGTTGGACTTAGCCGGGCAAGGCAAGGTCTACACTCGTGAGGACATCGACGGGATTTCTGCGATAATGGGTTACTCCGTATGGAATCGCAGAGGCGGTTGGTATCACACGCCCAGCGGAGTGAACAGGCCCCAATGCAGGCACGTATGGGAGCAGCAACTTGTAATCCGCAAAGGCAATAAAATCACGAAGGCATGAAGGCACTATTCATAAGCGAAGAAACGCTACTGGACAATAGCATCATAAACGAGAACGTATCATATACGCAGATACGCCCAACGGTCATCAAGGTCCAAGAGATGCGGATTCAGCCGATTGTAGGCTCTCCGTTGTACGGGGAATTGGTTACGCAGGTCGTCAGCGGTTCAACGTCTGCCCTGAACCAAACGCTCTTGGAGGATTACATCCAGCCTGCAATGATTCAGTGGCTCTACTACGAGTTGCCGATGGTCCTTGCATTCAAGTACATGAACAAGGGCATGGTCCGTAGAACGAGCGAAGAGTCCTCCCAAATGAGCATGGAAGAAATCACAAGGCTGACCGACAAAGTGAAGAACGATGCCGAGTGGTACTCCGAGCGGATTACTCGATACCTCATGGAGAACCGCAATTCATACCCCTTGTGGAACTCGCCTCCTTCTGCTTTGGATACCATCTACCCGAACGCTACCAACTACCGAACCGGGATGGTCCTCGACCGCAACCGAAGGATGGGAATCAGCAACCTTGACTACCCCTACCCCTACGGACAATTCGGGGCGTGTAATGACTGCTAACGATGGGTGCGCACAAGAAGAACATACTGAAACTGCAAAACTATGTCTTGGATAAAAATCAAGCAAGCCCTGCTGGACCTTGCCAACAACCACCCGCAAGTAAACTCCTTCGGGACGGGCGACCCGCTTGCGGTAGGCACGGACAACACCATCAACCTACGAACCCCAAGCCGTGAACGCATCGTCTATCCGCTGGTTTTTGCAGATGTTCAGTCTGCAAATACTGACGCTGGTACTTTGGACTTGGTGGTTGGGGTTTACTTTTCTGACCGTGTTGAGTCCATTAAGCCGATGGGCGGAGTGGTTTCGGGCAGCCCTACGCTGGGCTGGCAGGATAACGAGGACGAGGTTCTAAGCGACCAGTTACAGGTAGCACAGGACTTCATATCATCGCTCACAAACGACCCGAACGAGGACTGGACCCTTAGTGCCTCCGTGTCGCTTACACGCTTTGTAGAGAGCCGGGACGACCGCACGGCAGGGTGGCAGGCGACGATGACCTTTGAAATCCCCTACGGTCATTCGGTTTGTCAAATTCCAAGTTAAAAGACATTTACAATTAAACGCTAAAAAATGCCTACACCCATATTGCAACAAATGCTCGGACAGGGCGGTACGATGGAGTTCGTTGATGCTGCCGTTACAGGCAAGAACTACGACTTCTTGGTGGTCAATACCGCTGCGACTTTCACAACCCTTACTGGAACTGGAAGCGAGAACCTGCTAACCGCTTACGCTATGAGTGGCAAATCCGTTTCTGCTGGTATCGTGATAAGCGGTCGCAATGGAGGCAAGATTACGGCCGTTACTCCAAGCGCAGGTTCAGTCATCGGTTACACATTCCTGTAAGATGCTGATAGGCTACGGCTACGGCTATCCCACGAACATGCTCCAAGGTGGCGTTGCTGCTGGAGTTTGGGCCTTGTTCAACGCACGGGCAACCGCTGACGGTGCAACCGCTGCCGAGGCTGCCGTGGATGGATGCCTCTTTAATCGATTTGCAGTCATCTACAACTTCTAACAATGCCAACCCCATCGCTAATCCTTGTCCCTGCTCGCTTTAAGACGGGCAAACTCTACACCCCTGTTGCAACGACTTCGGGCGGTGTGGTATTGGGAGCATCGGGCGACTTCAATGTTACCCGGGCAACTACGGCAACAAGGGTCAACGCAAGCGGATTCATTGAGGTCGTGGCTTCGGGGATTCCGAGGCTGGACTATCCTCTTGGCGGTGGATGCCCTGCTCTCTTAGTTGAGCCGAGTGGGTCCAACTTGGCGTTGAGGAGTCAGGACTTTTCAGCTACTTGGTCTGTTGCTGCCTCTGCAACTGTTACTGGCATAACATCGCCTGATGGAACCCCTAATGCGACAACATTTATTGCAGATTCAAATACCGATAGGATAAGGCAGACGATTACATTGACGAGTGGAACAACCTACACTTACTCATTATTTGGCAAGTTTGGTGCATTGTCGAGTGGATTTACAATGAATGTGTTTCAGGAGAATGCGACGACATACGGAAGCGGTGTTTGTCAGGCATTTAACTTAAACGAAGGAACACTTGGTGCGAGCGGTACGGTAGGGGCAGGCTTTACGCTCCAAAGCGTTGGAATGGAAAACTACGGAAACGGATGGTATCGATGCAGAATGACGGTGTTAATGGGTTATACGCCTGCAACAAACCCGAGGGTTGGATTTAGAATTGGAACACAAATATCGGGAGGCATACCTTTATCGGTTGTAAGTGGTAGCGTTAGTGCTTGGGGCGCACAACTTGAGACAGGCTCCGTCGCCACCTCCTACATCCCCACAACAACCGCATCGGCAACCCGCAACGCAGAAGTCATAAGCCTATCAGGCGCAGTCAGCGGATGCATCGGGCAGACCGAGGGGACGATTTATGCGGAGGTGGATATTTCTGCATTTGTTACAGGTAAGAGGCTTGTTGAGTTATCTAATGGTAGTGCAGCAAATAGAATGGTAATAAGTGTTCAAGGCTCTCTTATTCAATTTTTGGTTCAAAACGCAAGTTCTACACAAGCAACGATTGATAGCGCAACATTAAGCTCGGGAACATTTAAGGTTGCTGCTGCATACGCATCAAACGATTTTGTTTTTTATGTGAATGGCGTTAAAGCAGGTGAAGATTTTATTGGAACAGTTCCTGCTCTTAATCAAATTAACATAGGAAGCACTTGGAACTCAATTCTACAATTTAACGACCGCCTACGCACACCTGTTGCCCTCTACACCACAAGGCTCACGAACGCTCAACTCCAAGCCCTTACAACCTAATGGCTACCTTCCGAAAATACGAATTTGCAGTTTACGCTGATTTCCGAACCATTAACGACTCGGAGGTCGAGCCTCGCACCGTTGTGGAACTTGGACATATCAACCCTGCAAATCCAAAGGCTTGGTGCGTTGACGTTCTTTGGGAAGGCAGCGAACCGAAGAACTGGGCGAAGTATCAAACTTGGCCCGAACCCGTTGGAATCCACACCTTCGCAGGATGGGACGAGCAGTACACCGAGGACTACCACCAACGCAAATCACTATGAAACTCTTTCGCAAACGCAACCCCGAAACCCCTAAACTCCCAATAATGAAATCAGCCGTCATCGCTTTACTTCGCCACCTGTTAACCTTCATCGGTGGAACCCTCGTTGCCAAAGGTATCATTGATGCAGCGACCCTGACCGAAATCATCGGTTCCGTATTAACCTTGTTGTCAGTTGGTTGGATGGCTTTGGATAAGACAAAGGGCGAGCCGAACAAGTAATGAACCTAATCGAAACCACCATCGTCGGGAGCGTTGCAGCAATCGTCGGTGGAGCGGTCGCTTGGTTTACCAAAGGCCGTGTCGAATCGGACTCCCTGCAAGTTCGTCAAGCCCAAGCGGTCCTCGCTATGTGGCAGGCTACCAGCGAGTCACAAAACAAGGAATTAACACAACTTCGTAACGAGGTCGTAAGTTTGCGTCAACGACTTGAGGAAATGGAGCATACCATCCATCTACTCCAAGCCGAGAATGCCAAACTTAAAAACCTCGTATGAAAGTAACCAAGCATTCCAAAAACGTCCACGCCATTGAGTGCGGACGGACCCAAGAGTTTCTTTTGCTCTCCGACCTGCACTGGGACAACCCTAAGTGCGACAGGGCCTTGTTAACCAACCACCTCGAAGAAGCCAAGCGCAGGGGTGCGAAAGTCCTCGTAAATGGGGACTTTTTTTGTTTAATGCAAGGCAAGGGCGACCCTCGCAGGTCCAAGGACGACATCCGACCCGAACACAACAACGGGCGTTACTTGGATTCCATCGTTGACACGGCAGTCGAATGGTTTCGACCCTATGCAGACCTCCTGCTGGTCCTCGGATATGGCAATCACGAAACCTCCATCATCCAGCACCAAGAAACGGATATCCTACTTCGCTTCGCCACAATCCTCAACCATACCTGCAAGACCGACATTCAAGTCGGGGGCTATGGCGGGGTCTTAGACTTCAAGATGATTTACGACCCGGACCATCGTTGCAACTTCATTATGCACTACTATCACGGCTCCGGGGGCGGTGGAC